TTGTCGTAGGGGTGGCCAAGATTGCTCATGATCATGCACGAGAAAGTGAATAGTGACGTCGCCGTCCAGCCAAAGCAACGTGTCCTTGGTGTCGTTGCGCTGCGCTTCCAGGTTCCTTGCCAAGTAGTTGAGCGCCCGTTCGGCCTGCGCTTTGTCCACAAATAAGATGGCAATCTCGCGGTGCTTGCCGGAAACTGCCAGCTCAATAACTCGTGACAGGACAAGACCTCGTCGTTCTTCAAACATAGTGTCTCCTCATTAGGATTAAAGAGGGGCGGCGGGCCGTTGGAGTGAGGCCGGGAGCGAATCGGCCACTGACCCGCCGCCACCGGGGCGTTAGCTATCTGTCCAAGGTGTGTCATTGAACAGGCCGTACTCGTCCTCGTCTTCTTCCTCGTCGTCCGGTTCCACCTGTGGGATTTCTGACTTGGAAACTGAACCGAAGATCGTTCCCTTGATCTCCTCAAGATCACCCATCTGGTCAAACACGAATGTCCCGTCGTGCTTGTTGCAGTAGATGGCAACACGAGTCTTTCCAGAGCCGTTCACTTGAGGCATGATCTCATCAAGATTATGCGCGTGAATCGCTTTCATGCGAAGAACTTCTCCATCGAACAATCCGCCGATCAACGTGATGTCGACCAGCTCATCCGGGTCTTCCGGTGGCGTTGGTTTCGGGTTGCCGACGATGTCCGCTAGAGTGAGCGGACGTGAGTTGGGAATCTTCGCAAGGCGATCTAATTCGCTTTCGGCCGACGCAGAATTGAAGTCGTCGTCAATCGCATGCTGCAGCGCGTCGCCACTAAGTGGCAGTTCAGAACGACCGTACATTGCCGCCATTTTTACGTGTGGGCAGGGCTCGCAGTGCGTGTCATCGTCGTACTTTTCCTTGCAATATAAGCAGGTTTTAATGGTCATCAGTCATTTCCTCCTGTGTGCGATACAAGTAACAGTCTACGCGAAAGGTGTTGCACCGTGAAGACGGTTTCACTACTTTTACGGTGGGAATCGGCAGTTGGTTAGTGGTGAGCCGATTCCCAAAGTTGTTTCATCACTAGCCCTGCCGGATCCTTTTTCTCTCTCAGTTCCCCCACTGGAGAATCAGGAATGGCAACTACACTTGGCGGCGCGCCAGTAGGCTTTGGTGGAATAGGCGGTGCCCCCGCTCCAACAATGAACCCCGGAGCGCAGGGCACCCCAATGGCTCCAGATACCGGCCAAGTGGCCGACACGAGCTGGCCACAATACAGCCCAAATGGCAACGGCAACGGGCAACAGCCAGTTGATCAGTCGATTCAAACGACTCAGCCATACGACTTCAAAGACAATCTTCAACTCGGTGGACCAATGGGTGGCGGCCAACCGGCACCAGCACCAGCTCCGCAGATTCAACCTCAACAGCAGCCGGCGGTAGCGCAAACTCCGCAACCACAACCGGTCATGCAACAACCGCTGCAGCAGCCCGTGCAAGCCCCGGTTCAACAACCGGTGCCTCAACAGGTCTACCAGCAACCACCGGCCAACGTGCCAACCATGCCGATGGTATCGCCGACCAACCTACGCGATACGTTGGTCCAGCAGGGGTACCCGGTTTCCAGTTACCTGAACGATGAACAGCTCCTGGGCGATATCGGGAATGCATCCAACGAAGCTACCGAACTCAGGCGACTGGCCGACATCGGTCGCCAAGCGATCTCACAGGAACCAGTGGGGCCGGCTCCAGTAGCAGCGCCAGCGACTCCTACGACACAAGAGGAACCGTGGAATGAGGAGTGGGGTTCCCTTCTGGAAATCGATCCGGCCAACGGACTCTACAAGCCCAAGCAGGGTAACGAAATCGTCGCCGCCCAAATCGCACAGGTTGCCAACCGTCGACAAGCAGTTCAGCGAGAACGCGCCGAGGCCATCGTCGCCGACCCGTTCGCGTACATCAACGACAACGGGCTCTCTGAAGAACTCGATGCGCGCGAGGAACGGATACTGCGAATCATCGACAACCGTGAAGCCGAACGTAATTCAGTCAATTCGGCAAGGGAGTTCTATTCGGCCAATCAGCATCTCCTGCAGCAGATCGATCCGAACACAGGTCAGGCCGTGATCAGCCCTTACAACCATCAACCAATGCCCACACAGCTCGGACAAGCAGTGGAGCAACGGAAACAGGAGTTCGCCGCAGAGTTCCAGGTTAACTACGGAACGCAACCAGACGAATGGCTCCTGAAGCAAGCTGTGCAACCGATGATCGAAGCGGCGGCCTCGCAGCAACCACAAGCACCCCAGCCCCAGCAATGGGGTCAGCAACCCGTTCAACAGTTTGCTCCCGCGCCGCAACCGCAGGTATTTCCCCAGCCTGCAGTAGCGCCGCAACCAACCTTGGTTCAACAACCAGGCGTCATCAATCAGGCCGTTAACAACCCGGCGTTCTTCACGCCGCAGACGAACGGAACGATTGCCAGCGCCGCAAACAACGCGGCCATTCCGCAGGACCACGGTCAGAATTTCGGCGCTGCGCTACGGCAATCCGCTGTTGCTCGTGGCCTAGTCCATCCCGACGCCTATTAACCAACGAGTTTAATTCCGCTCAAAGGGGAATCCGATGACGAACACAGCCACACTACTTTCAACATTTGACACTGAATGGATCGGCGTCATTCACGAACAAGCGCCGAAGTTCTTCTCCGGTTACGCTGACGAAACCATTCGCAACCGGATACTACTGGCGCACCTGCGAAAGAATGGCAGGATCCTGTTGGGCGCGAATAGCCCCGTGTGTCAGTGGAACATCAAGTTCAATCAGCAGCCCATCCAGGCCGCTGGCGATTCAGGAACGCTCACGTTCAACCGGCACGATCTGCAGCGTCAAGCCATGCTCAACTGGCGTGGGTACGTCGGCACGGACATGATGACGGACAAAGAAATGCTGATGAACGCCGGCCCCGGCCGGATCCTCGATCGCTACGGTGAAATCATTCCATCTCTGATGGAAGCGATGACCGATCATTTCGGCGGCGAGTTGTTCATCGATGGTAACGCGACCGGCAACGATAACCGGATTCACGGAAACGAATCATTCCTTGCCGAGACGACTCCAGTTGTTGGTGATCTTGTCGCGCAACCGAACGATAGCTATGCCGGTCATAGCACTGTTCTCGGAACCGAAGGTGGAACGTGGTCGACCGACCTTGCCGCCGCTGACCGCCCGAGTGCCGCATTGGCCAACGATTGGCCTCATGGAAATGGTCCGGTCAAGTATGACTACATCAGCCCGTTGCTGGTGAACTGGTCGTCCACCTCGTGGGGAACCGGAACCAACACGTGGGAAAGCAACTGCGAACGAGCGTTGCGACAGACCGTGATCTGGTTGACCAATCGTGGTGGTCAAAAGGGTCGTCCGAAGTTGTTCCTTATGAGCAACGAGCTGTACGCTGGCTACTTGAACCATCAGGAAGCCAAGCAGCGCATTCGGATTCCACATCGTGAGTCCGAGGGAATGGGTTTCGCAGACGCCATCAACCAAGAAGGCGTGGCCTTGGCCTATGACTTCGAGGTGCCGTCCGGTACCTGTTACGCGTTCAACGTGCAGAACATGGAACTCGCCAGCCTGGACAAGGTCCTGTTCGGTTACAAGGGTCCTGACTTCTCGATCCGTGACCGTGCGTACCTCTTCTATGTCGGATTCTGGGGCAACGCCCGCTATCGCCCGAAGCACTTCGCGAAACTTTCCGCATACGCATCGTCATAACCAAAAAACGGACTGCTTTATTGGTCGCGGGCGATCTGCGAACACGGCAGCATTAAAAGGCACTTTCAAAAAGGAAATAATCATGGCACTTGGCTCGGATGCTGTTGGACTTGCAATCGGTGAACACCCTACACGCCTTAACAATGGAGTTTACGGTGGCATGTTTGAACTTCCAAACATGCAAATCGATGGCTCGCAGAGTGGCGGTGCCTATGTCGATGGGCGAACGACAATATGTAAGGTTGTCAGAAACATCAGTGGTGGTGCATTGCTGCCTGGACGAGGTGTGGTCTTTGACACCCTCAAGCCGGGGCTAGGGATCAACGCCTACGCTGGTTCCGGCGAGCGGCCAGACGGGTTCCTTGATCCGTGGCTTCCAGCAGCCGGTGTTGCCGACGACGAATACTGCCTGATGGTAGTCGCCGGTCCAACGCTGCTACGACATAGCGGTGGAACCGCTGTGGCATTCGATGACGAGTGCATCATGGCCGCGAACGGTCAGGTACTCAAAACCAGTGCCGATCCTCCAGCAGTTGCCGACGTCGAGTCGATGGCCGGTATCGCCGAAGAAGCGGCTAGTGTTTCCAACACCGCCTTCAAGGCAAACGTGAAGGGCATCCTGTAGCCCACGTTTTATTTCTTACACGACGGGAATAGCCGCTCGCCGCCCCGCGCGGCAAGCGGCTTTCTTTTTATGGCAACACGAGAAAAAACAAAACGACGGTGGGAGAAGGTATCCACCTCCCGCGTGATGGAGATGATCAACGCCGCTAAAGACGGTGGCGATCAGATCACTTCCATCCGGCGCGCTGCCAATGCAATCGAGAAGGAGTTTGGCGGGATAGAAAGGTTGGTGGCACTCTGGGCCAATCAAGTCAAGGAGATGGTGACAGCGGACGTACAAGGGTCTGTTAGATCGGTCAACGCCTGCAAGGACATCTTCCGAGTGTGGGCGCTGTTGCACGAAGCTGACGCGCAAGTGGACTTCACTGGAGTAGAGAATCACGAACAGTTGCAGGTGATGTTCAGCACAGAAGTTTTTGTAGAGGCGATCACCAAGGAGAATTCCCTGCTGCTGGACATCGTAGAGCGCATCCCAAACTTTGACCCCAACATAATTATCGAACTCGCCAAGAGATTTGACCTCCAGTTTGTCCAACCCGAAACGATCGTAGACGACAAGACATACTCATGAGCCAGCTATTTCGCAAACAAATCGCCGACGAAGCTGAACGCCGCGATCGCGATGCGCTGAAATTGTTTCGTGCTCAACCCAGGCAAGAGCCATTCTTTTCTTCGCCCGCGCGTACGAGGTTATCGGGTGGAGGAAACCAATCCGGCAAAACCACGGTCTGCGCCGTCGAGACAGCGTCGGCCGCACTACGCCGGCCAGTCTACGGAGCGGACGGGAAGGTGATCCCAGGCTTCTGTTGGAGCAAGAAGGAGCGACCGTGGCCGCTGCTGATTTGGATCATCGGACTTGGTGAAGATCACCTTGCTGACACGATCTTTGACAAGCTGTTCAAGCCCGGCCTGTTCTCCATAGTCCGTGACCCTGATACGCAACGCTGGCGTGCATGGCGTGGGTTCGATGACCCGGTCGACAAGCATTTGTCCAAAGAGCGTATCCCGTCGCCGCCGTTGATCAATGAGTCAGACGTCGCCAAGTGGGGCTGGAATAAGAAGACAATCAACCTGCTTGAGAAAGTGGAACTCAAGAACGGCACCGTCATTCGCCTGTTCACCAGCAAGGGTGATGTGAAGCAAGGTGATCAGTGCGATCTGATTTGGATCGACGAAGACATTCAGTTCCCCGATTACGTGGTCGAGTGGTACGCTCGGCTCACCGCGCACAGCGGAAAGATGATCTGGTCGAGTTGGCCTCGAATCTCAAACCCGGCACTGCTCACCATGCGTGACCGGGCGAAGGAGCAAGAGGAAGAAGAGGATCCACTGGTCGTTTACTTCCAGTACCGGTTCTCCGAGAACCCGTACATGCCACCAGACGAGAAGGTCAAGACCCTTGCCGACTGGTCCGCTTACGGCAATGACGTGCTTCGCGCACGTGACAAGGGTGAGTTCGTCACCGAGTCCGTGCTGATGTACCCGTCTTACAGTCGAGACATTCACGCGGTACGACCACCAGAACATCCAGACGTGACCAAGCTGGAGCTGCACCTCCACGCGACGAAGTACCAGATCCCCTACGACTGGACCCTCTATCTGACGATGGACCCAGGTCACTCCTACACTGCCGTCTCTTTCTGGGCCGTGCCTCCACCAACGGACTTTGACCGCATCGATCACATTGTCCTCTACGACTGCTTGTACCTGCGAATGAAAGATGCCGATCAGGTAGCCAAGGCCGTTCTAGCCAAGGTGCAGGGTCGGTGGATCCAGAGGATGGTGATGGATCGTCGAATGGGCCGGCAGAGCATCGCCGGTCTAGCCAAGACGTTTCGGCAGATTTACGCCGAAGCGTTCGATCGGCAGGGCATCAAGTGCGTCAACACGGGTTCCAACTTCGAGTACGGAAGCGACGACGTTGAGACAGGACTCCTCGCCGTTCGAGAGTTGCTCGGCATTGAGAATCGCACCGGCCAGCCACGACTCAAGGTGATCGAGCAACACGTCCCCGATTGGGTCAGAGAAATCAAAACATACCGCAAGCACGTCGGCCGCTCTGAAGCTGACGAGAGGCCAGCAACGGGTCAGCGAGATCACTTGATGGACACGACGCGGTACATGGCGATGGCACAGTTCAAATACATTCCACCACCTCCACCGTCGCAGGCACCGAACAGTGTCTTCGCCAGCTTCCACACTATGTGGAAGGGTGGACAACCTAAGGATAAGCAGGGGATGTCTGTCACCTGTGGACCTGCATCCTAGTTTGAAAGGACGACCAATGAGCGATTCCCCCCTTCGCAAAGGTTCACAAGTCTATTTCTACCCTGAAGGCGACCCCGTCTACAGCGAGGCCCGCGTGGCGTGGATAGAAGACATCAGTGTCAACGAGCAAGGAACGGTGGCCAACTTGGCCATCCTGTCACGTGGACAGATGCGCTACGTAGAAGGCATCAAGCACACTAACCACCTAGACCTCGAACGCCACCCCCACAATCGGCAGCGTGACGGTGTGTTCTCCGAGGTGTCGCAGGCCACGGTACCAGAGAAGAAAGCCCCCAGGTCGATACCGCTTTACGATCAAACAACTCCAGTGTTCAACGACAGCCCTGCAGCAACGGTGCCAACACAACCGAAGGCACCTGAAGAAGCCCCGGCAAGCCCTGAAGAAGCCCCGGCAAGCCTTGAAGAACTCAAGGCCGCCATTCTTCATGTAGCGAATCAACACGAGGAATGGTCGTCCGAGCAGATATTCAGAAGCTTCCGAGGAACGAAGGGACTGACGAAAGTACTGGTTACCGAAGTTCTTACCGAGATGCAAGAAGTGGGATAACCAATGGTTGCGTACGTAAGAGATACAATCACGCATGATGTCATGTCCCCTGCGGTATCGCAGTGGAAGGGCAAACTGCAGCAATGCATTACGCACAAGAAGCCTTTCCAAAAGGTTGCTGATCAATGCATGGGATTCTTCTCTGGTGCAATGGGCTTCATGTATGACGAGAAGTTCAAGCGGGAGTTTCTGGGAACGGTGCCAGCGCCTCAGTTCAAGATAACGATCTGCAAGGCGTTCGAGCTGGTTGCCCTCTTCGGCCCTACGCTCTATTGGCGCAACCCAATACGCATCGTCAATCCACGTGACACCGAGATCCAACTCCAACCGCAACACTTCGGTCAGGGTCCTGAGGCGCAACAGTTGTTCCAGATGGCGCAGCAGATGACTCAGCAGCAGAAGATGGATCACAGCATGATCTCGATGCTGCTGTCAGCGTACCTCAACTACACGCCGACCGAGCAACCGAACGGACTTGCGTGGCACGCCGAGCAAGCGATCACTGAATCACTGGTGAAGGGTAGAGGGTGCTTGTGGCCGATGCCCTATGCTGCACCGGGCAGTGATCGCGTGCTAACCGGCTGCTTCTATGACAGCGTCGACAACCTGTTTATCGATCCTGATGCCACCACGATCAACGACGCTCGCTACATCATCAAGAAAGAAACCAAACCACTGTGGGAGATCGAACGAGAGTTTGCGCTTCCCAGGGGAACCATGCGAGGCAAGGGAACCCACACCAGCGCAAGCGGACAAGGTGGTACCGAAGGTCGTGACTCTCAGTGGGACTCACAGATCAGTGGCAAGCCAGGTGTCTCGTATGACATGGGAACCATCTACAAGATATGGTCCAAGGGTGGCGTCGGGGGACGGCTCTCTGGCATGGCTGTCGAGCCGGATCCAATCACTGAAGCGTTTGACAAGGTTGTTGGCGACTACGCCTACTGCGTCGTGTCGGACAAGTGTAACTACTTCTTGAACGCTCCAACCGAGTTGATCAAGTCAGCGTCCGACGCGGAGATCGCAGAGCGGTTCGCGTGGCCCATCCCTTACTGGAAAGACGGACTGTGGCCGGTTGTGTTGTTTGATTACTACAACAAGCCCAACGACCCGTGGGCTATTGCACCACTCGCGCCCGGCTTGGGCGAACTGACGTACATCAACATCCTCATGAGTGCGTTGGCCAGTCACGTTCACACCGCTTCGCGTACGTTCGTTGCCATGCGTAAGAGTCTTGGCGATATCAATGAACAACTTATTCGGAGCGGACAGGACTTAAGCATCATCAAGCTGGACGACCATGACCTCGACCTTGACAAACAGGTCAAGTTCCTTGAGTACCCTACGCTCAACACCGACACTTGGCAGATCATTGATCGACTGATGTACCAGTTCGATCGCCGTACTGGCTTGACCGAGCTGATGGCCGGCTTGTCGCAGGGTGGCAAGGTGCAGCGAGTTGCCGAGGATGTGAAACAGCGAGCAGACCAAACTAAGATCCGACCAGAGCACATGGCCGGCAAGGTGGAAGACGCCTTGTCCGTGTGCGCGAGCATGGAAAAGATGTGTGCCCGCTGGTTCGTTCAAGCCAAAGACCTCAGTGGATTGTTCAACCCGGTCGAGCAATACCTGTGGCAGAAGCACGTCACATCGGCCGATACCGATGTAATCACGCGACAACTGCAGGCGACCGTGCTGGCCAACAGTGCCCGCCGACCAGACAAGCGACGCGACGCCGAGAACCTGCAACAGCTCATGCAGTACTTCGCTCCGCTCGATCAGATGTACGCTCAGATGACGGGTGACTTCGGCCCGATGAACGGTGCCAAGATCCTGTGGGGCAAGGCGTCCGATCAGGACGTTTCTGGGATGCTCTACCAGCCTCCTCAACCTGAGCAGAAAGAAGAGGATCCAGCAGCAGAGCAGGAAGCACAGAAGCGGCAGCAGGATATGCAGCAGGCCGCACAGCAGCATCAGCAGCGAATGCAACAAAGCACGGAACAGCACGGCCAGCGTATGCAACAGGCCAGCCAATCACATCAACAGCGGTCGATGGAACAAGTCGGCCAGATGTTGCAGGGCAAGCGCCGGTTCTCACAGGACTTCGATCAGGACGAAGAGAAGCACGATCAGGATATCAGGCAGGCGCAGGAATCTCACCGAACCAAGATCACGCTGGCCAAGAAGGCCGCTGCCGCTAAGCCAAGTTCCAATGGATCAAGCAACGGGAAAGCGAAGAAGTGATAGAAGCAACAGGCAACAGAACGGATGAAGAACTCGACCGCCTCTTGAAAATAGTGAAAGAATCATAATGCCAATTCAAATGCCATACATCCTCGAAGGTGCCCGGCAAGTCGCTCAACTGCTTCGGGACGGCACGCACAACCTCGACGATCTCATTGAGACGTACCCGGAATGCCGCGACTCGCAGATAGCCGACAACGAGGTCATGCTCCTGTTCTACTTCAGCCAGCGACTTGAGGGTGTGGCGCACGCGTGGGCGGCGATGACGGCCTGTCAGCAGTCCGCGTCAGCAGTCACCGACCGGGAACTGTTCGAGAACATTGGCACGCTCGACAAACAGTTCAGCGGAGAAGGTGGCGAGGCGCAGCTCAACCATCTGGCCAGCATCGCACGTTCGCACGGATATAACCCCGGCATCCACGATATGTACTCGTCAGCCTTGGCACGGTTCGAGGGAGATCCTGAAGCGTTCATTCCTGCGACCGGTGGTCGAGGTCACATCAAAGCGATCTGCGAACAACGCAACTGGTCCTGCGACGGGATGGTCAAGACAAACGCCGACCTTAGCCGGCACGAGGAAGGAACTCCGAGCGGCAAACACCTTGACCCCGTCCGCTCACGCGAGCTGGCGATGGTCGAGAAGATGACCAACCCTGATGCGCAGGGCTCGTCGATCGATGAAATCGCCCAGACGATGAAGCAGAGACATGGCATGGCCGACTCCGATCTATTCGGTCAGTTCGAGAACGCACCGGACATCAAGCCAGCGTTCACAAGTAAAGACCTCAAGAAGACTAAGCGAAAGAAGAACCCCCGAAAAAAGACGAAGTAACCACTCACGACCTCACGTCCGAAAAGGAATACGCCATGACTCTCATGTCACAACAAACACGGAACGCACTTCTCGTTGGCTTAGGAAACGCTGCTGCCGGCGAGGAAGTGCTCAACACTCTCGACGGTACCGGAGGCGCAAAGTACGTCGACAAGTTGATCACGACTGCCCAAGTGCTGGCGCTGTACGCCACTCCGATCGAGGTCGCTGCCGCTCCAGGTGCCGGCATCTACCGTGAGTTCTTGGGCGCTCAAATCCTCATCGACTACAACAGCGCGGCCTATGCAGGCATCGCTAGTGGAGAGGATATTGTGTTCAAGTACACTAACGCTGCCGGCGTCAACGTCTCGCAGACGGTTGAGTCCACTGGTTTCCTTGACCAGACCTCAGACTCGCTTGCCCTCGTTGGTCCCAGTGGCACCAACCTGACCAGCGTGATCGCGTCTGTAGCCAATGCGGCTATCGTGGTTCACATCCTCTCCGGCGAAGTCACCACGGGTAACAGTCCGCTGAAGATTCGCGTCTTCTACCGTGACATCAAGTTAACTGAACTTGAAGCCATCGCGTCGTAAATCGTCCAGTAACTGACCGTCATTCCACGCAAAGGTGACCCTACGATGGGTAAGGAAAAAGCCGAGAAAGCGGCGAAACCCGCCGCCAAGAAAGCGTCGTCAATGAAACTGACCAAACTAGAGGTCATCCAGCTTAAACGCCTGCACGGCGACAGTATCGGCGGAAAGATCGCCGCGTCGGTGGGCATTGAATAGGGAATCATCCAGCCATGTCTTTAGACGCACTAGGTATGGAAAACACAGATCGGGTTGTCCTCGCGCCAACAGGCGGGCACACGTGCCGAGAACTATCAAAGACGCTCGACTCGGTCGTCGCTGACACTCCCGAGATCCCGTTCGCTGGAATGCGACTGGGTCATATCATCATTCCAACAGGATCGACGATAACATTGCTAACCTTTCACGTAGCTGAGTCGATGGGTGGCACGTTCATTCCCCTTCACGATGAAGGTGGCACAGCGATCACCCAGACCGTTGCAGCGACCAAGGCTTACTTGCTCCCGCCAGAATTGCATGGTGCAACTGCCGTCAAGATTCAGAGTGACAACGACGGCGATGTCTTCCTAACGCTCTCCGAATGAGGAACTCATGACTGCCGCAGAAACCGCACTGTGGACGTTTCAGGACCTTGTCGAGCACTTGCTCGATGTGTTCGATCTCAGTCGCGCAGGCAGAAAGCTGCGTGGTGCCAAGCGTGCTGCGCTCGCCGGGTATCGTTCACTCTACCGAGCCCGCAATTGGTCGCATAGTCTGCAGAAGAGGTCGCTTCAAACGACCGCGTCTTACGGGACTGGGACTCTTGTCTATGACCACACCGGAGGCACCAACGAACGGGAGGTCACGCTCACTGGGGGTGCATGGCCAAGTGATGCAGCATTTGGTTACGTCATTATTTCCCAGGTGCATTACGAGGTGGAGACACGAGTCAGCGACACAGTGTTGACACTGTCCGTGAACTCCAACCCTGCTGCTGACGTTGCGGCAACGGCGTACCTGTGGTATCGAGACTCTTATCCGCTGCCGATCAACTTCATCACGGCCGGCAACATTATCGACGTGACGTCAGTGTCTAAGGTCCTTGAGTACGTTGACCCCAACGAGTTCCTGCAACGTAAGTTGGGGTACGTGACGACAGGTCAGCCGTGGTATTACTCGATCTTCGGTGATCACAACTACTTCGGAACGATGGCCATTGGGTTCGGACAGCCACCGGCAACAGCCAGAACGTACGAGTACATGATGCGAGGAGAGGGTAACTCGCTGCGAGTTGAGAAGTACTCGACCGGCACTGTGTCAACTTCGGGTACAACCGTAACCGGGGTTGGCACCACGTTCACCAAGCACATGGTCGGTTCCGTCTTGCGGTTCGGTGACACGACAGACGAGCCGACTAGCGTCATTGGCGACGTTGCTGGTGTGGACAATCCGTTTGTTGAGCAGAGGATCATATCGGGGTTATCCAACACAACAACACTGACTATCGATGCGTCTATTACGGGCAACATCGCATCGTCAACCAAGTTCACTATCTCTGATCCTCTCAACATTGAGGCCGGGTCCATGCTTGAAGCGCTTCACGCCTTGGCCGAGGCAGAGTGTGCTCGCATCTTCGATCGATCCACGTTTGATGACAGGTTCGCTTACTCGCAGAAATGCCTGCGGCGAGCAGGGGCATTTGACGACCGAGTCATTCAGACGAATTCCTCAGGTGGCCAGTCTGGCAACTTGACATACATTGCTAACTCCATTGACTCCAGCTTCACCCGGTAAGAGTTGAAATGGCAGACCCCGTTTATGTCCAAGCTCTTAATGAAGTCAAGACAGCGGTTGAAGCGCTGACCAAGACGGGCCTGCGCACGGACGCGGTAGAAGTCCTGCGACTGAACTGGCGAAATATCTTTGACGTTGGCGGCGTCACTATCCGGTTCGAGGACATGCCGAAAGAGTTCCCTGGATCCGGCACCAACGAGCGTGATCAATACAGCTACCCTTGCCACGTGATCGTTTGTAAGTCGCACGAGATGAAGATGTCCCTTGACTTGATTGCCGTTCACGCCCTCAGGCAGTTACTGATTCGCAAGTTCCACCGTCAAAGGGTCATGTCGGGAGTCGTGGACACTGGCACCGACGAGCAGACAACCACGGTCACTGATGGGCCGAGGCCACCAGCAGAGTTCAGTAACAAAGACGTAGATGTTTACAGTTGGACGGTTTGGACGCACTTTCTTGAACCACGGGACGTGTGATGGCTTGGGAAACATCGGACGAATGCGATGCGGTGACGCATGGCTGATTCGATCACATCGACAAGCTGCGTAAATATCTTAAACGAGCTGGTGCAAGTATGACACAATACGGACGACCAGATTCTGACACTGCTATTGGGAATTGGGCGAGCAGCGCAATGTCGGGTGATTTATACGAAGCCATTGATGAGGTTTCGGGAGGGACGGACAGCATATATGTGTCACACTCGGACGACTCTGGCGAAGAAGCTACATTTACCTTGGGTAACGTAACAGATCCAGCGGATCACACTAACCACAAGGTGGTGGTTAATGCCTATGTGGACGATGAGTATGCGGGAAGCGTCACGCTTAATATCAACTTGAAACAGGGGACCACGTCTCTTAAAAATCAGGATTTCTCCGTAGCGTATTCGGCAGATGAATCGGGGACTGATTATACGATGGTTTTGGCTTCAACCGATATCGACACTGAGCTAACTGATTATACTGACTTAAATCTGGTGATTACTGCAACTGATACGAGTGGGGGCGCAATGATAACGTCGTATGTTAATCGCGCATGGTTTGAGTGCCCAGACGCGGGTTCGCCAGCAGGAGGATCGCCAGTACACTCGCAACTGTCCGGTGGATTTCAAGTTAGCGGGGGGATGTGATGGACTACGGAATCGTAGCCGGTGACACGGACGTAACGATCTACTTTATGCTCGTAGATTCCACCACGTTCTTGGAAGAGACAGGACTGCTTTACAACTCGGCAGGTGTCAAGTGCTCGTACACTCGCAATCGCGGTACTGAAGTGACCATTAGTTTGGTTACTCTTGGCAACCCTTCGTCCCTACATGCAGACGGGGGATTCAAGGAGGTTGACGCCACTAATGCCAAGGGGCTTTACCGACTGGATCTACCAGACGCTGCTGTCTCTGCCGGGGACTACGTCATTATCCACATTTTCTTTACCGGTGTTAAAGCGGAAGCCCAGTTGATCCCGCTGAGCGCACGTTCCGCTGACGTGACTAAGTGGCTCGGTTCGGCATGTGTCGCCACATCGATTGCAGGCTTACCTAAAGTGGATCTCATCGCCTGTGGTGGCAGCATAGTTTCCGCGTCCTCGCTCGCCACCAATACAGCCGCCATTATGGCTGATCTGGCTAACGGCACGGACGGACTAGGCGCACTCAAGACATTGATTGATGCCGTCCCAACCACAGCCATGCGTGGTACTGACAGCGCTGCAACCCCAGCGAACGTGGCGACAGCCTTGACTGACATTCACTTAGACCATCTGTTGGCTGTTAACTACGATCCCGCAAGCAAACCAGGAACGTCGACCGCACTACTAAATGAAATTGTCGAGAGTGACTCAGGCGTATCCAGATTCACCACCAACGCATTGGAGCAAGCGCCATCCGGTGGTGGTGGTGGTGGGGATGCCACTGAAGCCAAACAAGACACCATTATTGCTGATCTGGCCAACGGCACGGACGGACTAGGCGCGCTCAAGACATTGATTGATGCCGTCCCAACTACCGCCATGCGTGGTACTGACAGCGCCTATACTGGAACGCCACCGACCGTAGCTCAAATTCAAACCGAACTCGAAGAGAACGGCGCGAGCCTGCTCGATACGATCAGGGACGAACTAGCGAACGGTTCTGATGGACTCACCGCGCTGAAAACAGCAATAGACGCCATCCCGACTACCGCCATGCGCGGCACCGACTCTGCCGCCCTTGCCTCTGTGTGTACCGAAGTTCGTCTTGCTACATGCACCGACTGGATCAACGGCGGTCGTCTCGATCTCCTAATCGACGCAATCCCAACCACAGCAATGCGCGGTACTGACAGCGCCTATACAGGCACGCCACCCACAGCTAACGCAATCGCTGACCAAGTTTGGGACGAAACCCAATCTTCACATGTTGCAGGCGGTAGTTTTGGCGCGATAGCCACCGAGATCGCCGCGTTGCAGACCGATCTCAGTAACGGCACGGACGGACTAGGCGCACTCAAGGCGTTGATAGACACGTTAGACACTGTCGCGGATGGAATCCAAACTGATCTCAGTAACGGAACTGACGGACTGGGAGCATTGAAAACGCTGGTCGACACAGTGAACACTGATCTCAGTAACGGGACAGATGGGCTTGGCGCGCTTAAGACACTGATCGACGCCGTCCCGACAACCAAAACCGGGTACTCGCTCGTGTCGACTGGACTCGACCTCGTGCTCGTGGACGGCAAGACCATGCCGGCCGCACTGCAGATCATCGCAGCAATTTGCGGCGGTGAGATATCTGGTGCTGGAGGAGGAACAGAGGTCTTTGTCGGGCTTGACGGCGCGACAACTAGAGCCACCGTAACGGTAGACAGCAGCGGAAATAGAACAGCGGTGGTGTATGGCTAGTGCAAAAGACACATTCGAGGCCAAGACATTCGCGGCGAACGTGTTCGCTAGCGGTGTGTTCCGTGGTTCAGCATCTGTTCTCATCGCCAACGTCGTTATCACCCGCTACATTCCGAGAACCACCGGCCATTCGAGTGATTACAACGCTTCAAGCAAGGGTGCAAGTATTGACTACCGGCCGTTAACTAAGGGCCAAGCGGCCGGATACACCCCAAGCGTGACGAGCCTTTCTGCGAGTTACGTTCCCAGAAGTAAGGGAAAGACTGTAGACTATACCCCGCAATCTCCAGGGACTCCAAACAGGGAGTAAACCAATGACGGCCGGATCACACTCACAAGGCGTTTTTACCAAGGTCATCATCAGTGCGGCTGGTGATACCGATACACATGACTACTCCACCGGAAACGGAACCATCATCGAGTACGCGAGCGTCACGATGAAGGAGACAGGTCGCGTCATTGGTGCCGACAACGGCATCACAGGCAGTCGCTCGCATCGCTCCGAGCGTGCGAGGTACGGCCCAAGCTACTTCACCGGCCACATCGACATGATGGTCAGCTCCCAGCAGTTCGCCGACTTTCTGCCGCACATGATCGGTGACAGCGTGTCGGGGGATGTGCATTCGCTCACTGAGCTGCAACCGTATTTCGGCATCCTGATCGACATGGACTACGACACGTTCGAGTTCAAGAACTGCTGTGTCGATCGGTGGGTGTTGCGTAGTCGCGCACCTGAACTGCTCGAACGCGGCGAACCTGACATGCTGATGCTCAGGCTCTACATCATCGGCAGCGATAGCGCCAAGGGCACCTCGTGGCCTGGATCAGCTCCATCGCTGGACACTGGCACGTACTACCAGTTCGCCGACTGCGACGCCGCTGTCACGCTCCAAGGTGGAGCCCGGATCATCGAAAACTTCATGATCTACGGGGACAATCACATCTATGCTCGATACGTCAACTCGTTGGTTCCTCACTCGCTTATCCCTCGTGACCGCGACATCGGGTTCCGTGCGCAGGTGCCTTGGAACTCAGGCAACGTAGCTCTCTACAACATCACGCTGGCAGGGGCTACGGCGACGGTTAAATTCACGACATCTACCAAGTCGACCTTATTCACTTTCGGCGTGCTTCAGTGGCCTATTGAGACGCCAATCATCAACGGCAAGCAAGAAGTCCCGTTGATCGTAAACGCCCAAGCCCGTAAGGTCGGGTCGACGAATGAACTCGTTGTAACCAACGACAACACCGCGTAAGAACCAATGGATGAAATTAACGAACTCGAACAAAAACTGAGCGGTAAGATCGCGCAGATACTTCGCTCTGCTATCAACCAGCAGATCACTGCCGCTGCGCCACCTCCACAAACACCAGAGGTCGATCTGATGGAGGCAGGCAGTGTATTTGAGCAACCGCAACCAACTCAGCAGGCACCATTGAATGAACCCCCTCGACCTCCTGTTAGCACATTTGCCGAACTTCAAGAACCTGTACGTTCCGTATCACCAAGTGCTCACGCACCCCAGGCGGGCGCGGGTGTGGTGCCGACCGAGATTCCGTTGCCTTCGCCACACACACCAGCGGCGGGTGCTCAGGAACAAACATGGCGACAAGAGCCAGCGCCACTAGAAGTACCAGATTACCCTCGTCAGCCAGAGCGTCAGGTGTTTCTGGAAGAACCATCGCTGACGCGGCCCGACATGGCTGGCAGCGGCTTCTCTTCCCGTGACCCTTACGGTCAAGACGGGCGCGCTCGTGAGATGCTTGCGACACAGGCACAGTTTGACCCGGTTCGCAATGACCTGATCACAGAGCAGACTCTCCAATCGATGGTCCAGCGTGACAGTCGGTCCTCGCAGTCACGATTCAATGCCTTAGTTGGGATCGATCTCGCTTCAGACTACCGCACGCTCCACGACCTCACGGTGGGTTTGGAGCGCGGTAGGAATACTCTCACCGATGTTAATTACTAATGTTCTTCCGATACGGTTCACATCAGCACCCGAACGACGAGGTTCAACTACGGAGCTTCGAGCAGATTCCGCGCTTCAGCAGCGGGCCGGGTGGACGCAACCTGCGGTTCGAGACTTTGTATCGAATGACGGTCGACGGTGAGTTACAGAATACGACGGCAACCACTCCTCAGACTTCGCAGTCACTGCTATCCGAGAAGATCCAAGACCTCATCACTGCCTACGCGTACGACCACAAGGACGTTGGTCTGTTCGAGGACAACGGCACGCTGACTAGGCATGCACTCCTTGAGGCTGGAGTCACGGGAAATAACATGACGGGCGTGCAGATCCTCGCCAGATCGTGGCCGACTGGTGACCCTGCCGAGTACGCCACGTTCAGGAAGTTCTCGATCACGTTCGGTGCGATCTACGCCGAGGTTGATTCCCAGATCCTCGCCTACCATGACGAGATTCACAACGTCGGCGATGCTGGCCCTACATGGAAACACATTGTCGTCCAGCGTGGACCAGCCCGCGTTCAGCTATTCTCACAGTTTCAGATTCAGCACATCGTTCAGTCTGGTTTTGTGACTGGGTACGAGGGGTGGCCAGAGATTCGTGTACCTCCCCCTGTGTCACCAACCGAAAACCACAGCGAGGCGATGGAACTCGAACGCATCGGGCCAGTGTTTCGGGGTCGCAAATACAGCCATTACACGATGCGATGGCTCTACCGAATGACGTCCAACGTCAAACGGGATTACATACCAACTCAACATTGATCGGAGTTACTCATGGCCAATCGCAGATGGCTAGGAAAAGCCAAGGCTGTCCGACAGGTCGATACCATCACTATCGCCAACACTTGGGCAACGTCAGATACCTGCACGATCACCATTGACGGGATTGACCTCGTCGTAACGATCGGTGCCAATACGACCACTGCGCAGGTTGCCACCACGCTTTCGCAGGCGATCAATGGTTCAACCGTGACAGACACCACGGCGACAGTATCTCCAACAATCGCTGACAGCGGCGGGCAGGGGCTTAATCAGTTTGATGAGCTGATTGCAACGGTCAGCGGCAGTGTAGTCACCGTGACAGGTGGCCAGACTGGATACAGTGACAAGCCGTTCACGATGTCAGTGGTTGAAGTGACGGCCGGTAGCGGAACATCCGTTGAGGCAACCGCGACCGCCGCCACTGGTCCGCATCACATTAACAACGCTGACAACTGGTCCAGCGACACTCTCCCAGTCGATGACGACGTGGTCATCTTTGACGAGGGTGCGATCGACGCGGTATTCAATCTCGGTGCCCTGTTGATCCAGCCGTCGCAGTTCATCAAGACTCGGAACTACACCGGCAAGATCGGACTGGCTCAGACGAACGAAGACACCACCTCCAAGCCATATCCTGAGTATCGAGCGAAATACTGGCTGTGGTCGAGCGACGTTGGCACCGCAGTCACAACGATCGACCTGGAAGGTGGTGAAGTAGGAGTTGGATCCAAGCTTGTTCGGATCAACGCGGCCGACTGTGTTGTGATCTGGAACCAGTATGGATCTGGCACACGCCTGATCACCGGTCAGCCAACGTGCTTGTTCCTTGGTACGAGTACAACCAACGTGTTCAACATCCCTCAAGGCGACCTTGGCATTTCCTTTTTTGAGGGTGAAGCGGCTCACATCGCCACGCTTCGAGTTGGTGACGGTGAGACGGGTAACGCCACTGTGATCTGCGGAGGTGGCGTTGACATCACCAACGCGGCGATCGAACAGAACGGCGGCACGCTGTCCATTGACAGCACGACCAGCAGCGGAACGATTGTGGTCAGTGGTACCGGGGTGCTCACCGTGTATGGTACGACGGCGCATGCCAGCATCGACTTGCGTCCGAGTTCCACCTGCAAGTACAACAGCAGCGGAACAATCACGACGCTGAAGGTGCAAGCTGGTGCGACGTGGGATCGATCAGGCGACATCAGGACAGTGACCGTGACCAACGTGGTCAACCTGTTTGACGGTGGCAGTATCAAGGATCCTCATTCGGTGGTCACGTTCAGTGGTGGGATCAAGGCCAACGGCTTCAACTTGGCATCAGGGAGTGGAACGATGGACGTCGGTCCCGATCGTACGTACTCCCTCTCGTAAACTCTTAGGGACGCGTTCAGGTTATGGATCAAGGTCTAGTTACCTTCTCGACTATTCCCAACGACCACATCATCGGTGGTGAGATGACGATGTCGTGGGGCATCGAGCCGAGCAGCGCAATCATCACGATGATTCCGATGAAGACCTTGCCAAAAGCTGTTGGTCAATTGGATTTCAGATTTCAGGGCAAGGTGGTGTCTCTGAAGGAATGTGCGATATCTCCAACCACCCTGCGCATCCACAAGTTTCGCAAGGGTCATGTCTGGTCCGTGCAAATCTTTGACCGCCGCTGGCGTTGGCGTTACCCAACCATCAGTGGTGAGTACAACAAGCGTCGGTGCGATGGTTCGCTTGACCCGGCTAACAAGAAGACGCTCAAGGAACTTCTGACGCTTCTGTTCAATGCACTTGGAGAGAGCCCGTTTGAACTCACCTACATCCCCGACGTGTTCCCTTACGTCAACTGGAGTGAGTCGCGTGCCAGCCTGGAACTCGGTCACTTGGCTGAACGCTTTGGATGTGCTGTCATGCTCAAGGGCGACGTGCCGGCCGTTGAGGCTATCGGCAAGGGCGATAATATCGGCACCACGTCGCATGATCTGCACAGCACGTATCTGTACGGGTTGACGGTCAAGCCTAAGCGTGAGAGGGTGATATCAGGGTCGACTATCATTCAGCAGAAGTTGAGGCTCAAGGCTGTTGGCGTTGAAGCCAGCGGCGACCGTGAGGAGATCGACCTTCTCAGCTACCTGCCATCCGGTGGCTGGGAGTCACAGTGGCCAACCACGCTGACTGACGTGCCGCCTGACAAGCGTCACAACGCGCTCGATACGGTGTGGCGTTGGTTCGAGATCGTCCCTCCCGAGTCCATAGCTGGCGTGTCGATCGATTCGGTGAAGCAGATCAAGTTGCGCACGATAACGGCTGAGATCATGGAGGGGTCAACGGGTGAGTTCTACTGCGCACCTCCGAGGGTCAAGGGTACGTTCTACCCTTACACAATGTGGCCTGAGAACGTGACCGACGCGTGGTTTCCGGGTCCGTTCGAGATCGACGTTGAGGCGCAGTTGGTCAAGTTTGAATACCCTGTGATCATGCTCGACGAGGAGAACAACCCGAAGGAGCCGATACTGGACCTCTACACGTCGTTTGAGCTGACCGATCCTGACGGCAACCCGGTGGTGATGGAGTCGGCGGCCAACATCCCAAGCGTGACGTACACGACCAAGGATCGCGTTGACCGGTTCGATTACCTCACGGCCACGGACATCATTGACCCTGCCTGGGAGAGCCCAACAGGCGGGACAGCGTCGGAGACTCAGCAGGAGTTGGAGCGCATCCGCGATGCTATCATCGGCACCTACGACGGTCAGGAAGCCTGCGACTTCTGGCAGGAGGGATTGCGTGCCATTAAGTTAAGCGGCAAGATCGCACAGATTCGATGGCGCTGTTACGCTGACCGTGCGGCCTCGACACGGGCGTCATGTCACATGGAGTTCGATATTCATACCAAGGCTTACTCCGAGCATCGTCGTCAGCAGAGATCCAACCACCTCGCGAATAGGATGTTGTTCTCTTGAGTCACCCTCAGGACCCACGCGCCGAGATGCGACAACAGCGTTGGATTGAAATCCAGAACGCTGGTGGGTCCACGATCCCTCCGTTCGGCATCGTTGAGATCGTTGGCTACAGTCGACCCGACAAGGGCAGTCCTCCGTTCGGCGGCCAAGGTGGACCGACCGTGGTCGACGTTAAGCGTCCGACCGAGGACAGTATCTGCGAGTTCCTGATCAACGGACCAGCGGAGGTCGAGGTCGGTAAGCGTGCTCGCGTCGCCACCAACGACTATCCTGCGTACGTGCTCTACTCCAAGGAAGACACGCCAGCGAACGGGGAGATATGGGGAACGCAGAAGGATTCCTACTCGATCGCCAAGGGCCGGCAGGGTGTTGCCATCATGGGGTCACCTGGATCGGATGACTACGTGCTGGCGAAGGCCGCTGACAAGCTGCTGCGGGTGAAGTGTCTGCAGACTCCACTCTGGCCGGGTGATACCGTTCCATGCAAGATCCTGCGATGGGATGGTAGCGACTGGGTTGAGACAGGAACAACGATCGACGTGAGCGACACGCTCGGCCGTGTGTGCATGTTGCCGAATGAGGAATTCTGGTCTGAGTGCTACGGGGACGTGTCGCACGACACCGTACAAGAGGCAGGGTTGCGTCGCGAGGGGAAGATCATCTCCGTAGCCGGATCTAACGACCTTGGCTTCCTGAACGTCACAGTCGAGTTCTGGGACAACATAGGCGTGTCCACTGGTGGCGAGACTTGCCCCGGCACTGGCAGCGGATTCAACCGCGTGGCGTGCTACTACACGATGGGTACCACGAGCCTGCCGCCGCAGGTAGGCAATCGCGTCTTCGTGCATTACCACCCTGAGTATCGCAGATGGAAAGCGATTCCCCTGAGTCCTAAGTTGGGCTTCTTGCGGGCGAAGTCCTGCTACAACCCTGCGGACTTGGGCACGTTCGATCTGCTGCAGTGGAATGGTTCCGCGTGGGTTGACAGTGGCGTGGACGTCAAGATGCGCAATGAGGCGATCAACGTCTTCATGCTACCGGGTGAAGAAACCTGGGCGGTCTTGGTGGTAGAAGAAACCTCGTCGGCGATGGCCGTGTACGAGGCGATAGCTGAGTTTGGCCTGACCCGCATGGCCAAGGCCAATAGTGATATCGCGTGCTACCAGTCGGGCAGTGCCACGATCTGGCAACATCCGTCAGGTTCGTGTTCCAAGTCTGCTACCAGTTGCATCGTTACCGCGTGCAATAGCTGGGGCTTCCCTCGAATCATTCGGGGCGGCGAAGAAATCAAGATCAAGTTCTTCGAGCGCGCGTGGCAAGTCTTCAACGAGCCAAAGCCGACACAGATACTGGCCACCACTTCAGACTTCTGCCCCGACGACGTAGAGATACCATTGTCGAGCGTGGAGGTCATGGACGGGTGCCTGCCGTCACTGCCTTACGTGGCGTAC